TATTCAGCATGTGTCTTTAGTATTCCACTGTCTTTACCTCGACTTCTGTATTCACAGTAATGATTACCACTTTTAATCCATTTATCTATTTCAGATTTGACCTCTACTTTATCACCTTCTAATATATTACCTATAACTTTTTCACCTTTTTTTCCTGTAACTAAGTCACAAGTAAAATCACTTTTATATTCCATTATTAATTTTACACTCTCCTGTTTTATCGTTAACATAAAGTAACTCAACATCAGTATTTATAGATATACCTACTTGCTTTGGGCTTTTAACTCTATTAATTCTTGTACCTGCTTTTTTACCTGTCAATCTTAAAGACTCATACTTCACATCTATTAATTGTATTTTTTTTGTTTCATCATTGTATGTAATTAAATCTACTGGTCCTAATCCACTAGAAGTTTTAAATACATGTAGACCTTTATCTGCTAAATATTTTTCTGCAATCAACTCACAGACATATCCTTTTTTGTGTTTATAATTCATTAGTTTAATTTTTTTCTCCAGTCATTTATGTTTATAATATTAGCTTTTCCATTTTCCATTTCCTCTATTTTCATCACACTCAACCCTATATCGTAAACCATGTCAGGGTCATCCAATGCTATTTGACATAGCCCTAATGCTACCACATAGCATATTTCTTTTTCCTTACTGTCTCTTTTATAATTCCTATCCAGACCACAAATAAACTTTTCATCACCGAAAGGTTTAACTGCTATGATAATACTATCTTTACCTAAACTAATTTTTTTAGGCATTAATAATTTCCTTTGGATTATTTACTTCAGCATACCAATAGTATTTAGGATTTCTAGCTTTAGATTGTTGTTGGGGCAAGTACTCAATATTATCACCCCAACATTTATGCTTGTATGGACAGTATGAGCAAACGGTAGACAAAACTTTATTACCTGTTTTCTTTTGATAGAAAGACTCTTCTTCTAATTCATAGCACCTTTCAAACGGTGCGTCTTCCATTAATGCTTTAATATTTGTATGAACTTTCTCTAGTGCTTTCTTTCTATACTCAGAATCATCTTCGGGAGGTTCGCTAACTAGCATTTCACCTGTGGCTTTATTAACAACAATCCAACCACCAAAAGGTTTACCTGTGGCTTCCGAATACAGATATCCTTGGGATAGATATCCGAAGACATCGTCTTCAGCAATTTTGTGGAAGCCACCACCACTCTCCCCAAATTTTTTCTCAAAGGCAAAAGGTGACGCAGATTTAATATCATAAACTTTATCGTCTATAATAATATCATATGTGCCTTTCATATCAAAAAATTCAGTACTTAATTTAACGTCACCTTGAATTCCATTTATCTTTGCTTTTACTGTTCTTAGTAGCATAACAACAACAGCCTCTATTATATCTCCAAATAAATTTCTTAATTTAAAATTATAATTTTCATAAGACTGCACACTTTCTTTTCCTGAATACTTTTTATCCATTTGTAATTGACATAAAGGTTTGCCAATGTTAGACATTCGTATTCTAAACTCTGATTCTCTTTTGTCCGTAAACTGTTTCCTTACAGCTTGTTCACATTCCTGTTTAAACTTTTCTATGATATTTTTAGGTATAGCGACAGGCTCTCTTTGAGCCTGTGCTAAAAATGATTTTACTTCTTCTAAGAAAGTCAAGAAGAAATCTCTTTCATTATTTCATCATCAAGAACATCCTCTGCCGTAACTTCACTCTTTTTTGCTTTTGCATGTTCTTCTTTGACATAATCGTTTTCTTGTTTTACATAATCTAAAAAGTCTTTTAGTATTACTTTATCAGAATCAGAAAACTTTACATCTTTGTTTGAGTCTTTGATTTTTGCCACGAAGTAAGTGACACTACCTTTGGTATGTTTTTCTGTACCATTAAAATCTAATACAGTATTATACATTATCTTATTTCTTTTAGATAGACTTTTTAATTGGTCACCTATCGGTAGGAAGTTAACACCTCTAACTCTGTATAGTACAGGCTCGTCTGTGATTGTCACATCTTGACCTTTTGATGTTTTACCTTTTGCAGAAACAACACCAAACACATTTCTATAACAAGTAACTTTATCTTGCTCTATTTTAGAAGCAGGGTCTAAGTCATCTCTTTGTGCTTTAGGTACACTTCCACATGCATCAGTACCATTTGTATCAGGCTTTGCGTCTGACCAACTTGTAAACATAACAGATTTATAATTGTTATCTTCATTCTCTTCATCGTACTTATTGTATTGAAAAGTATTTAAGAAAGGTCTAAAAGAAACTTTCTCTGCAAAGACAAGTCCATGTTGCTGACTATCTATTTTATATAGTCCTCGTTTTATAAGATTGCCTTCGCTATCTTCGGTATCATAATTGATAGACAATCTAGATAGGGAAGAGCCACCTGACTCTATATCCTGACCTATCATCGCCATCAATTTATCGTTGGACATATTATCTATATCCGATATTAGTTCATTTGACATATAATGCCTCCTATTTGTTGGTTTATTATATCATATAACTGTGGATAAGTCAAGCCAATTTCTACCTTTTTTTATTTCAAAATCTAGCGGAACATTTAACTCACAATCATATCTCTGTAGTAAAGAGTCTTTTACATTAGTAAACGCAGTCTTTATAATACTAATCACATGATGTATTTCATCAGGATGAGCATCTAATATTACAGAGTCATGCACAGTATTAATCAATAAACTTTTCATATTTCTTTTTTTCAGTAACTCCCAAACATTATAACATGCTATGGGAACAATATCAGCAGTGGCAAATCCTTGAACAGGATAGTTTTTAACCAGAGTAGAATGACTATAGTAGTATTCATTTTTAGTTCTACTCCAACCTCTTTTTATATCCGGAAAATAATATTCTCTACCGCTAGGTAGCTTTACTATTTTACTCTTAAAGGCTCTCTCTTGTAAGTACTTATGCCAATCTGCAATCTGTTTATACTTATTTAAAAATGTTTCATAGTATTCCCTTTCTTTTTTCTTGCCCATCATCCCACCATATAAAGGTTTAAATGTATGAGCCTTTGCGTTTTGTCTATCACAACCTATGATGTCTGCAGTAATTTGATGAACATCAACACCATTTTGTATATCACTCATTGCTTGTTTATCTTGCGACAGAAAAGCTGCGACTCTAAATTCTAATTGTGCGAAATCAACTTCTATTATCTCACCATTCTCAAACCTAGATTGAATAGCTTTTTTGATAGGAAACTTATCACCTCTTGGCATATTTTGGAAGTTAGGTTTAGAACTAGATAGTCTACCTGTCATGGTTACATGCTGATTAAAAGAGGGGTGTAATAGAAAATCATGATTTGTATTATCTCTTATACCCGTTATAAAAGTATTAAGATAAGTTTCTATAGCACCATACCTAACAATACTATCTACAAATTCTTTTAATGTACCTTCTGCATACACACTTATTCTGCTCAATGTTTCTTTATCTGTTTTAAAACCGCCTTGTGCGACATCTTGAACACTGTTCGCCTTCCAATTAAAACCTGCCCTAGCTTCTGTGTCTGTATAAATAACCCCTTCTTTCTTACATTTTGGACAGATGTTTAACATCTTAGAAGGGTTTCCGTCTTTATTTGTTTTTCTTATGTACCCAACCCCTTTACAGGTGTTACATTGTGTCGCAATAGTTTTAAAGATAGGGTCTGTATATTTTTGAACTATGCCTTGGAATTGTTTATCAGTCATCATTGGTCTTTTTTTAGGCTTATTAGTTCTCTTATCAATACCTATGTTAAACATACTAGACCAAAGACTTTTATCTTGAACTTGTTTAGAATAAATAACTTTAGATAAGTCCTCTGTGGATGACAGATTAATTTTTGTATCACCCATAACTTGAAATATTATCTTATCAATTTTATTTTTTAACTTATAGTATTCTTGTGTTAGTTCTTTTTCTACGGCCTGTAAATCCTCTGTATTAATATAGTTACCATTACATTCCATATTTATTAATACTTGTAGAAAATCATTCATTAAATCTCTAGTAGGTATTAAACCTTTGTTTGCAGGTAAGTTATAAAATCTTACTTGTGTAAGATATAGTTCTTTTGTAATTTTAACATCTTGTCTGCCATAAGATTCTAAATGTTCTAAAGGTATTTCATCAACACCATATCCGTCTTCCATGTAGGTAGCTAGGATATCTGATTTTAAACTAATGTTATGTCTTCTGCAACATTCTTTTAGAGATAATGATTTATCTTTATTACCTCTCATGATAATATATTCTGCTAACATCGTATCATATAGTTTACCATTGTATGTAAAACCAAACTCATACATCCAAGACATATCGAATTTTAGATTGTGTCCAATTACTAATGTAGATTCATCTAATATTTTTTGAACCTTATCTTTATTTTCTTTTATCTTTTCTACATCATTAACATCCTTATGATAGAAAAAATAATACTCATCATTAATTCCTATACTAACTAATCTATTCTCAGGATTGAAAGGTGACGGGTCACCCTCTTTACTTACTGTTGTTTCTATATCTAATGTTGTTATCACTTATTCCCCTTTCTATGTAAATGAAGTGAACTGTGACAATGTGGGAATCAACTGTACTTGAAACTCACTATGGTCACCTGTTAATTTATTCTTTGAAATTGTTACTTGTCTAACACAAGCTTGGGTAGGGTCTTCCCCACCTTCGTCTAATTTTCCTATGCCTACAATTACATCTGCCTCAGCAGCCTTGCCTGTCTTAGAATTAGCCATGACATTAAAACTTAATCGCTCTCTGCCATGTGCTTCCGCTGAAGCTTGAGATAAACCTATTACAAATACATCGTGTCTTTTGGCAATCTCTCTAGCCTGTCGATATACTTCACCTAACTTCTCATGTGATGAATTATATTTACCTGTCACATTAACTTTGTCTAATTGGTCTATAATTAAAATATCTACATCGTGCTCTTTACAATATGCATTTAAGTCTTCCATATTCATATCAACACTATCATGAGTATAGATATATGATTCTATTTCTTTCCATTTATCTTTAGCTAATTGTCTGCTACCATTTAATATCTGCCTTTTGGTTAGATTACTACATGCATTTAACATTCTCATTTGTGTTCGGATAGCAGGTTCTTCGTTGCAAAATATATGAACATTCTTTTTTTGCCATGCGAATCCTCCCTCGTTTGCTACCATGCTAACCCAAAAGGCAGTTTTGCCACTCTCAGGTCTAGCAAAGACAATCATAAAATTACCTTTACCAATACCTTCTGTAGCATTTTGTAGTGCATGTATATTAAACTTGTATTCTCTTTGTTGATTGACTGCTTCTATAATTTCATCAACATCTCTAGTGACAGAAGTATCATCAACTGTATCAAAGTATTCCTCATCAATAGTTTCTAAAAATCTTTGTATCTCTTTGAAACTATGCTGACTAGGATTATTACCTATGGCTATGCAAAGCTTAGACATCTCATCAGCCTTTGATGATTTGTACATACTCTTGATAGCATTCTCTACAACACCGTCATTCATATCTTGAATCTGTTGTATTCTACTGATTAAATTTTTTATATTCTTTTGTGCTTGAAAACTTTGGTTAGCGAAGTAAGTTTCAAAATAACTTATTCTTAAATCATCTATACTTATAGATTCAATCCCAGGATTGTCCTCGTATATTTTACATATGGCTTTATAAATATCATTACCACCATTTGTAAAGAAAGAATCTGATACAATCTTTTTTACTCTATCAAATACTTTTCTTTTTAATATTATTTTTAAAACATATAGTTTTAAGTTTCCGTCTTCCATAATACCCTTTCTATCTTACACATGTAAGATTTAATACTTTAACTCCAATAATCTTAATTCCATTTCACACTTAGTCATTTCCAATTGAGTTAAATCTTTTGTATCACACTTAACTTTTGTATCTTGTATTGGCTCTAACTCTTCTATAATAATTTTATCTTTAGGCTTGTCTCTGTCTATATAAAATGAACAAGAACTAATTAATAATAATAAAAGTAATCTTAATCCCATAATATTTTTTCCACACTAACGATAGGTTTGTCCTCAAAAGTTTCTGTATCAAAATACTTATCTCTATGTATTCCTGATTCTTTTAATAGATACAAACAAGATTCTAAAATAGCTTTTTCATTTGTATAATTTTCATCATATTTCATCATATTACTTATATCGGAGCGATAACCTGTTTCGCTAAAAGGTAGCTGATATTCTTTTAACCTTTTGCCAGAAACTATATTAACACCTGTATGATTACATCTTCTACTAGGCTGATAAGTTTTGTCTGTATCATCACCTAAATCATTTAAGGATTTATTTTCGTATTGAATAGAGTACATAACAGTCGGTTCATTATATATGTCATCGTACCTTTGTTTACTTACTGTAGCTATAGTGGATACTCCCATTATGTCTACTAAATATTTATCTTGTTTATCAAACAATCCCATGTTTCCCTTTCTATGTATATTTATTATTTTTGTAATACTCTTCGTACATTTTTTTTGTTGCTTTGTTGCAATTAAAAACTTTCATTTTGTAGTCTTCATAATTTATTTTACTAAGACTACATCCAATGGATAATTTTCTATCAAAGTTAATTCCTCTACCACCCGCCATAACAATTCTACCGTTGGTCTGTCTCTCAGAGGTGTTGACTGCACTATCCCAAGTCTTCCAAAAATTTTTACTTTTTTCAGAAGTAGAAAATCTACCTTTTGTATTATTGGCCATAAGGATTCGGTAAATTTATTACTACATAAAAAATAAATGATAACACTATAACAATAGAAAACATTAATGCTATAAAGTCTCGCATAATTTTTTACTCCATTCTTTTAATTCATCTATACTATAATATTTTAAATCTTTATCTATCATTTCTACATAAGTAGGAACATGATAAGATAATGTATCTTTTATCTTGAAACTTTTTTCTGTTGCGTCTTTGTCTAAACAAACAAAACATCTTTCTACAATACTAGCTATGGGTGATACATACTCTTCCTTAATACTTGTACCCATGATAGCAATACCTGTTAGGTTAGCTAGTGCCACTTTACAGGCTGAGACACAATCCTCAACTACTACACCGATATATTTATTTGTTCCTGCCACGAAGGGTAAATGACAAGAATTATATTTATACCATTTTGGAACTGTGTCATCAGCCAAGGCACGACCTATCGCACCTACAACTTCACCATTTTCCTCTATTAGAAAAACTACTCTGTCTTGCTTGACATCATACATCAGCCTAGCCTCAGTATCCTCTAACTGATACCGAGATATATAATCTCTAGCTTTATTATTACCATAGACAGTCACAAATTCTTTTGGAATCG